TTGATGATCTTTAAGGTCAGTCACTACCCCTACCTGGCCCGGCGCTTCGTGCCCGAGCGCGGCGTCGCGCTCGGGCGTGTGGAGGGCCAGCCGCCCCAGATGCAGCCCATCGAGCGGTTAACGCCCGTGGAGCAGTCCATGAGCGCGGTGGTGATCGACTTGATCCCGCCCGAGGACTTTTACCCCGACCCGACCGGCCGCGGCCTCTACGTGATCCACAGCGTCGAGCGCGACCTCGACGACGTGCAGGCGATGGCCGACCAGGGCGCGTACGCCCCCGAGGTGGTGGCGCAGATCACGGCCGACTTTCAGCGCACCGAGTTCGAGGCCTTCAAGTCGTGGTCGCGCGCCCAGGACCAGACGACGCCTCCCCCCTTCCGCAAGCGCGTGGTGATTGATGAATTTTGGGGCACGCTCCTCGGCGAGGACGGCCGCGCCGTGCTGCGCGATTGCATGTGCGCCATCGCCAACGAGCGCTACGTCATTCGGCCGCCGGAGCCCAATCCCTACTGGCACCAGCAGAGCCCCTTTGTCTACGCGCCCCTCATCCGGATTCCCTTCAGCGAGTGGCACAAAGCGGTGCAAGATAACGCGGTGGCCCTCAACATGGCCCAGAATGAGTTGGTGAACCTGATTATCGACGGCGGCTACGAGGCCGTCTGGGGCGTCAGGCAGTTGCACCTGGACTGGCTGGAAGATCCGACCCAGGCGCAGGACGGCATTGCCCCGGGCGATACGCTGCTGGTCAGGCAGGAAGTGCCGGCCGGTGCGAAGGTGCTCGAGCGCGTCACCAGCGGCGGCGTCCCGCAGGATGCGCTGGCCGTGTACAACCTGCTCGATAAGGAATACAACGCGGCGTCCATGGTGAACGATGTGAAGATGGGCCTGCTGCCGGAGAAGGCCGTGAAAGCGACGGAGATCGTGGCGGCTGAGCAGCACTCCAACTCGACGTTCGACGGCATCATCAAGGATATTGAAGACACCATGATCGAGCCGCTGCTGTGGAAGGTGTGGCTCACCGCCCTGCAGTGCCTCGACGACTTCAGCGCCCAGGACGTCATCGCGGCGATTGGCGAGCGCTGGGCCTACGTGCTCGCCACGATGTCGCCGGCGGCGCGCTACGCGACGTTCGCCGGGTCCTGCCAGTTTCAGGCCAGCGGGTTGTCGTCCACGCTGGCGCGGGGCAAGGACCTGCAAAAGCTCCTGGCGTTTGCGGATCTGGGGACCCGCAGCCCCTTCCTGGCGCAGACATTTCTCGAGAACTACAGCGCCAAGAAGTACCTCGACCGTATCCTCCAGGCCATGAACATTGACCCGGAGGGGATCGAGCTGACGCCCGAGGAGCGCGTGCAGCAGCAGGTGAAGTTCCAGCAATCGCAGCAGATGCAGGCGGGTGGCGCGGGGCAGACCGGGGCACAGATTCCCTCAGAGGGTGTGCCAGGGCTCACGGCGGGTGGCGGAGGTGGCCGAGCCATCGAAGGATCGGCGATGCCCAGGGAGACGATGGGACGCGGACCAGGGCCAGGGCCCGGGCCGAGCGCACCGCCAGGGCCGCAGCCGAGCGTCCCCGCACAACCGCAACCGGCGCCAGCGGCTCAACCACCGGTGTATCGGGGCTAAAAGGAGCATAGTATGCCAGACAAACCAGTCGTCATGCTCGTCGGCGGTGGAGGGGGCGGTGCACCCCAGATCCCGCAGCACATGCCGGGCACGCCGGGGGTGCGCGAGGTTGCTGAGATGTGCAGTGGTCCTGAGTACAACTATTTGCAGGGGATGAAAGACCCTGCAGTCCTCCGGCAAGGGCACAACCCGAAGCCCAGCAAGAAGCAGGTGGCTGACGCCTTTGCCGAAGTGTACGCCAACCCACCTTCAACCCTGGGGAAGGGCCAGACGCAGGCCGAGCGGCGGAAGCAGATGACCGCGATCGCCCTGAACACGGCGAGGAAGGGCTAGGACGTGCGGGAGATTGAGCAGAAATTTGCGTGGCTCTGTACGTGGTTCATTCACAACCACGAGCGGGGAGCCCACGTGATCGACAGCCAGAAGCGCTACGAGTTCGTCTGCACAGCGCTCTCCTGTGTCATTGAAATGCAGGGGATGCTGCTCCAGGAGCTGCAGATCGTGAATCGACGCACCACGGACGGGTATGCGCGTATTCGTATGCCTGGGGGTCGCTCGATTGCGGGCGAGGTGCGCCATGGCGACTAGCGGCGTGGTGCTCTACGCCTCAGGACGCTGGCACCATACTCCCCTGCGCTGGTGGGGGGCCTTGCTGCGGCAGTGGGGGTATCGGGGCCGCCTGCCAGGATGGGCCTGGACGACGTGTGAGGCGGTGTTTCCGATGCCCTCATGCAGGTGCAAAATGTACCAGTTGGTGTGGGAGGAGGACCCGCGTGGCTGACGCCCTCCCTCCCCTCAACGCCCGCCTGCTGGAGCGCTACGTGCAGGCGCGTATCGACGCGATGCTGCAACGCCTCGTGCCGCGCTATTGGGCCGCCGAGGTGACGCATCTGGAGCTGTACGGCATGATCGGCGCGGTGGCCGAACTGAAGGCCCTGGTGGCCGATGCCGAGCGCAGTCAGCGCAAGGACGACGGCGAGATCAAGCTGGCCGCTGGCCCTGACTATGGAAGGAGACACACGCATGGCTGAACGAGGGCGCCAGGCCCCACCCCCGGAGCCCGAGGAGGGCATGGAGGTGGAGGTTGCGCAGGAAGAGTACACGCCCCCGCAGGCGCCCCCGCGGCCGCGCCGTGGCGCACGCGAGTTCCAGACCCCGCCCCCGCCCGCGCCGCAGGTTGAGCGCGTGCGTATCGAAGACCAGGAGTACGACGTCCCGCCCGCGGTGGCGGCGCAGGTGCGCTCGTGGGAGCAGGCGCAGGCCCGCCTCGACGCCATCGAGCGTCGGCATCAGGAGAGCGAGCAGTGGCGGCACGGCGTTGAGCGTGCCGTCACGGGCGAGCAGCCCCAGCCGCAGGACGAGATCGAGCAGCTCTGGTTTACCAACCCGAGCGAGGCGGCCAGACGCCTGCAAGAGCGCACCGTGCAGCAGGTTGAGAGCCGCTACGAGGCGCAAGCCAGGGAACAGCGCTTCTGGGGCACGTTCGACCAGGAGCACCCCGAGCTGGCCCCGCAGCGCACGCTGGTGCAATACCTGCTCTCCACGGACCAGACGCTCGCCACGCTGCCCAATTCCCCCGAGGGACGGGCCCAGCTCGCCCAGGCGGCCCGCGAGCGGGTGTTAGGGTGGATGCAGGGGATGCGCGGCGCTGGGCAGGCGCCCAGGGGCCAGCAGGTGCCCCCGGTGGAGACGGGGACCAGGCGCCGCGCTCCCGCGGCACCACGGCAGGCGCCGCCAGAGGGGCCGCAGTCGCTGAAGGAGTTACAAGAGCAGCGGGCGTTGTCGAGACGGCAGGCGCGGCTGCGCATTGTTGGTAGCTAAGGAGGTGCCCATTGGCAGAAAACACCTGGACTGGTTCGATCCAAGATGGGGTGCTCAAGAATCACTGGTTGTCTCAACAGATATGGTATAGTGCAGTCGAAGACAGTATTTTAATGGATCACGCCATGATGGTCGACGGCTTCGGTCTGCACAGCGGTGAATCGGCCAATCTTACGCGTATGCACGCGCTCGCCGAGCCCTCAGATGCCACCCTCATCGAGACGCAGCGCATCCCGGAGGACCTGGTGCGCTTTACCGCCAAGCCGATCGTCATCCGCGAGATGGGCCGCGCGGTGCCGTACACCTCGCTCCTGGAGGACCTGGCCCATTTTAACGTGCGCAACGCCGTGCAACGGAAACTCCGCGAGCAGATGACCCTGGCGATTGACACGATGCTGGCGCGGGCCGGCAAGAAGACGCTGCTCCGCTACACCCCCACCGGCACGGGCGCGGACGCTGCGACCACGACGTATTCCCTCACGACCACGGGCACGTTTGGCGCGGTGGCGTCCCGCACGCTCAAGGTCTACGACATCGAGGAGCTGAAGTCGATCCTCTACGATACGTACAAGGCGGAAGAAGTGGACGGCGGCGGCTACATCGGCGTGTTTCGCTACCGCTCGCTGCTCGGCGTCAGGCGCGATCCGGCGTGGCAACTCTGGCATCAGTACACCGATCCGCAGGCCAAGTACAACGGGGAGACGGGGCGCATCGAGGACGTGCGCATGCTCGAAACCAATCACGCCATGGCCTTCGCCTACGTGGGGACGGGCTCGGTGCTGGGCGAGGGCCTGGTGTTCGGGCAGGACGCCATCGCCATGGCCGAGGCGCTGACGCCGGAGCTGCGGGCCGGGATTCCCGATGATTACGGGCGCAGCAAAGGGGTGGCATGGTTGGGCGAATTGGGCGCAGATATCGTGTGGGACACTGCGGTGCCGGGAGAATCAAATATAGTGTATGTAGGAAGCCAATAATCAATGACGTATGAGCTTCTCTTGCTCCTGCCCCACCCAGAGGGCACGCACTAGAAAGGACCTGTATGGCTTACTCCCACGGACAAACGGAAGTGCTGCTCGTCAACAATCTCGCCCTGCAAACGCTGGCGAACAAGGGCCAGTGGGCGCCCGGCCTGCTGCCCGTGATGGTACGCGGCATCGCGGCCGTCATCACCACGGAGACCACGGCGGCCGACCCGGCCATTTTGTCGTTCGATAAGCGCGTCAATGCCGGCTCCGACGCCGGGAAAATCGTCGGCGGCGTGGGGACGCTCACCATTCCAGGCGGCACGGCGGCGGGCCGTGTCGTCTACAAGCTCGTCAACGTGCCGCTGGACTTCAGCCAGGAGGTGGTCGTGGCCCTGACGGACGACGCGGCCGCGGGGGCGGCGCACGTCATGCTGTGGGTGGAGCCGCATTGGGAAAACCCGGCGAACGCCCTCAGCGCCATCCTGAGCGCCTAGGAGGTTGCCATGGCTGAGGACCTCGAGCACGCGGCCGCCCTGGCCTATGAGACGTACCGCCAGGCCAGCCAGGGCACCATGGCCGGCGGGCTCCCCATGCCCATGTGGGAGCACGTTGGCGTGCCTGAGCACGCTGTCTGGATGCAGGTTGCCAGTGCGCTGACGGGGATCCCGTTGCCCACCCCAGCGGCCCCAGCGCCCGCGGGGGAACCGCCACCCGCGAGCCCGCCCCTGTGGACGCAGGAGGACCTGGAGCAGCTCACGGTGAGCGACTTGCGCGAGATCGCGCAGGAGCAGCACGTCAGTGTGCCCTCGTCCGCCACGAAGCACCAACTCATTGACGCCCTGCTGGGGTCCCAGCGCGGCACGCAGGAGGGCTAGCGTATGGCTTTTGACCTCCGTGTGCACCGGTATGCCATCAATCACCAGACCGCGGAGCGCGAGCTGGTGGAGTACCGGCCGCTGCTGCGCCTGGGCTGCTCCTCGCCGGACGGCTACAGTGGCGAGATCCTGTACCTGCAGGGGGGCTGCGTCTACGGGGAAGGCGGCGCGGCGTACGCGCCAGAGGACCTCCCGGCGTGGTTCGCCGGGGCCAGCGCCGCGGTGCATCCCCAGGCGCTGGCGGACGTGGGATTTACGCCAGACGTCGTGCAGGCGTACGTGACGAACGGGCACGAGGAGCCTGTGCCGTATGCGATCGACGCAGACTGGCCGCAGCACGCCACAGACCCTCCGCAGCCGGCGTCTCCGCCTGGCTTCAAGCCCGACCAGTGGGTGCTTGGCTTCCTGTGTCCGCGTGTGCACGACTATCAAGGCACGGGTCGGAGCCGCTACAACAAGCAGATGAAGTGCGTGGACTGCGAGGCGCTGCGCAAGCGTCCCAAGGCGACACGTCCACCAGCCAGGGAGGCGCCAAGTGGCTGAGACGTATGGCGTCGGCACGGAGGTCATCATTGCGCGCTCGCCCCTCGTCACGCCGGGCCCGAGCACATGCGACCTGTGGCGCACGCTCATGTACCGCGCCGGCGAAAATCCGGATACCTCACAGTGGGGACCGGCCGCGTTGCACTACCTCAACCGCGCGTATTGGGCGCTGTGTCGGGGCGGGGGCGAGTGGGAAGAGGGGTTGCACGAGGAGTGGCCGTGGCTGCGCAAAGTGCCGCCGGGCGTGCTGGTCCTGGAGCCCGAGCGCTCGACGGCGGACGGTGGCTCTGTCGCGCAGGTGCAGCGCGGCTCCTCCACGATTGGCGTCTCTGTCGCCCCGCCGGTCTCCTGCCTGGGCTGGCAGTTTCGCGTGACGTCGCGGCCCGGCGGCGACATCTTCCGCGTCATCAGCCATGCCCCGGGCCACAGTACCCTCATCCTCGATGCGCCGTATACGGGGGAGACCCAGACGGCGGCGGCGTACTGGCTCCGGCAGTTCGACTACCCACTGGCGACCGATCTGCTGCACCTCATTGCGCCCGTGCATACGGACCGGATCGATCAGCAGCGCACCGGGGAGATCCGGTTGACCAGTGACGCGACCCTGGCGGAGCAGTGGCCGCGGGATGCGTGGGCCAGCGGCGTGCCCTCGCAGTGTGCGTTGGTGGGCGTCAACTCAACCCCAGCTGCCGGGGTGCCGACGCTCCAGACGACCAGTTTTGGACAGACCATCCTGCGGTTCAATCGCTGCGCCAACGCCCAGACGGGGCCCGTGCGTGTGGAATATGCGTACACGTTTCTGCCGCCACTGCTGACGCAGACGACGGGGGTGTGTGACGAGGTGCCCTTGTGTCCACCCACGCAGCGTTGGACGCTCGTGGACCTGGCGCTGTATTTGTTGTACTTCGACAAATCGGACACCCGCGCCGATGGGGCGGTGCTTTTCGGCAAAAACGGGCTGCGTGCCGCACAACGGGAGTCCAGGCATCAGATGGCCGTGGCTGGGCAGGCGATAGGCCGCGTCTCCCCACGGGGTCGTAGGCACGAGCGGGCGCCGGGCACGCGGGGGCCGTGGTATCGGAGTTGACATGCCATTTTCAGCCATGGTGATTGAGATTCCACTGGCGCAGGACGGGGTGACCGGATCGAGAAACCCCGTGACCGCACTGCCCTCGCAGGTCCTCGAAGCCAACGCTATTCGTTTTGAGGGTGGTTTTCTCGCCAAGGAAGGCGCCCAAGCCCCCTACACCCCCGCATCCCTTGGCGCGTCTGTGCTGAACGGTACGGACTGGTGGCCGACATCCACCGAGCAGCGCCAGGTGGTGCTCCTGGGCAACGGCACGGTGCGCAAGGACAGTGGCGCGGGGACGTTCCCTGTCACCCTGGCCACGGGCCTCACCGTGACGCAGCCCTCGCAGTTCGTCGACGCGGGGGCGGAGAAGACCGGACAGCCGCGCAAGCTTGTCCTGTTCACCGGCACCAACCCACCCCAGGTCCTGGCCGGGGATGGGGCGACCATGACGGCGCTGGCGACCCCGGCCGCCGACTGGACGGGCACCACCCAGCCCCTGTGTGGGGCCGTGCACGCCAACCGCCTGTGGGCCGCCGGGAACCTCAGTGATCCGCACCGCGTCTATTTTTCCACGGTGGAGGATCATGAAAAGTTCGATGATCCCACCACCAGCGGGAGTCTGCCCGTGTTCCCCGGCGAAGGCGACCGCATTACCGGCCTGTTGAGCTACCGGGGCCTGCTCATCGTCGGCAAAGCGCCCCGGGGGATCTACGTGATCGACACGACGGGCGTGGTGGTGACGTCCTATGCCGTCACGGTGTTGTCCCACGCGATCGGGCTGGCCTCGGCCAATGCGATCGCCCAGGTGGATAACGATGTGCTGTTCCTCGATAGTGCCGCGAATATGCAAAGCATGGCGGCCGTGCAGGCCCTCGGGGACCTCTCGACGCAGACGTATGGGCAGGCCGTGGATATGGCGAACTTCCTGACCCAGCGGGTCAATGCGGCCGCAAGCCCGTGGGCGCGCATGGTCTACTACGGGCTCAAGCGTGAGCTGCACCTGGCGCTCGCCGGGACGGGATCGCCCACGAACACCGCGCGCCTCGTGGTGGACTTTAACGGCCTGACGCGGGAGCGGTTCCGGTACTCGTCCCCCGAAGCCTGCCCGGCCTTGTGGCTCATGCGCACGCCTCAGAGCGGCGCGCTGCACCCGATGCGCGGCGATACGAGCGGGGTGGTGTGGCACATGGATCAGCCGGGGGTGTCGCCCGCCGGGGTGCCAGGGGAGGCGAGTCGGATCCTCACGCCCGCCTTCGACCTGGGGCACGCTGACCCTGGCCTTGCTGGGCGCATGAAGCAGGGACACTACCTCGAACTGGTGACCACGCTCGATGGGCCGTGGAATGTGGACGTTGATATCTATTGGGATGGCCGCAAGCACCAGAGTCTGGCCTTCGGCTTGCGCAATGCCTATGGGCTGCCCGCCGGCCAGATCGTGAACCTCCAGCAGCGGCTGCTCGGGTCTGGAAGGCGTATTCAGTTCGACATCCGGCAAACGGTGGGCTCGCAGTCCTTCTCGGTCTATAGGTTATACATGGGATTTTCGGCACTCGACTCACGGCAGAGTGAGGTTTTTTGGCGATGATCACCACCCGGACCATCTACCGCCCCGCTCGCCAGGGCGACTATAAGGCCCTCCACCGCCTGGCGGAGGCTGGGGGGCAAGGGGGCGCGGTGGCGTATCAGTTCCCGACCATCGTGGTGGAGCGCGATGGCCAGCTCGTGGGCTTTGCGGCGACGCAGCGCTGGAGCAAGCGGCTCATGGTGGGGCCGGTGGTGGTGGCTGAGACGGTCCGTCTGAAGGGTCTCGTGGCGATCAGGGCGGTGCTGGAGATTGAGAAGGTCCTGAAGGAGGAAGGCGCTCTGTATTATCTGATAGGCACCGCCAAGCCCGGTCTCATGCGTATCTGTGAGGCGTTTGGCTGTGAGAAGGTTCCCTCGGAGGATGGCGATGCCTGGTTTCTCCGCCGCCTCAGACCAGCGCCGAGAGGAGCGTTCCTTGGATCTCCACGCCGTGCTTCCTGACCTGCTCCCCCTGGTCACCTCCTGGGCTGCTCTCCAGGAGGTGCAGGGCCTGGCCACCGGCGCGCCACTGCACGCCGCGCTGCTGCTGGTGGCGCGCCACGTGGGGGTGGTGCACCCGTGGTTGATCCGGCTGGCGCTGGTGGAGGCGTTGCCGCTCCCAGACGACCCGCTGCTCCGCGCGGCCGCGCAGCACCTGGGCGTCCTTGGCCCTGACACGCATGCGCTGACGCTCGGCTATGCCGTCTTCGTGCGTGCGGGCTGCGCGACGGGTCGCCTCGTGGCCCACGAGTGTCGCCATGTCGCGCAATACGAGCAGGCGGGTGGGGTCGCCGCGTTCTTCGCGGTCTATCTCGCCCAGCTGGTGCAGTGTGGCTACGACCAGGCGCCGCTCGAACGCGATGCCTGCGCCCACGAATGGCACGGCGCGGCCCTGGAAGGAGACGGCCATCAAAAAGTCGAAGCCGCCGAAACCAAGTGCCTCTGAAATTGCCTTGCAACAGCAGCAGACCATGGCGCTGGGGCAGCAGATGACCCTCCTCGAGCAACAGAACCGGCGCCAGGAGGAACAGTATCAGCAGCAACAGCTCCTCGCCCCGCTCCTCTATGAACAGATGGGGCTCAAGCCGCAGTATAACGACCAGGGCCAGGTGACGGGCTACGAACGCTTTGAGACGCCGGAGCAGGCGCTCTACCGCGAACAGATCGAGACGATGCGGCGCCAGCAACCGACGCAGGAGGCGCTCCAGCAGCAATACCTCACGCTGGCGCAGCAGCAGGCGGAGTACGCCCAGACGCAGCAACCGATCCAGGAGCGCTTGCAGCAGCAGTACCTGACCATTGCCGAGCAGCAAGCGGCCTATCAGAAGGAGCAAGCCGACTGGCAGCGGGAACTGGCGCCGCAGATGCGCCTGCAAGCCGAAGCCCAGACGCGCTTGCAGCAGCAGATGACGGAGTACCAGGCCGGCGCGCTGAAGCAGTATGAGGAGCAGCAGCGCCTGCAACCGCTGCTCTACGAAGCGTCCGGCGTGCGCCCGATCTATGACGAGGCCGGCACCCTGACGTCGTTTGCACTCACCGAAGAGGCGCAGGCCCGCAAAGACTACGAAAACCAATTACTCGAGCATCAGCGCAAAGCCCTGGCAGGGGAGTTGCCCGTGGACCCCACGCTGGAGCGCACCCTGGCGGAGGGCGAGACGCAACTCCGGGCGCAGCTCCAGGCGCAGCTCGGCACGGGGTATGAGACGAGCACCCCCGGCATCCAGGCCCTCGAGGAGTTCCGACGCCGCGCCGCCGAAGCCCGCTCGAACGTGGCGCATGGGCAGCTCACCAGTGGCCAGCAACTGCTCGCCACGCAACAAGAGATGAACCAGCGCATGCGCGGGCAGGCGACGAGCGGTCGGGGCATGCTCGGGGAGTTTGGGCTCCAGCCGGTGTCCTTTGGCCAGAGCGCGCAAGCCGGGGGGCAGCCGAACTACCTGGGCCTGGCGCAGGGGATGGGGCAGCCGAACTACCTGAGCCTGGCGCAGGGGGCGGGGGGCGGGCTCTTCCAGGCCGGGAGTCCGGCCGCCAGCAGTGCGGGGTATCAGGCCGCGGTGGGGAGTCCCTACGGCACGCTCGGACAGTTCGGCGAGCTGGCCTCGCGCTACGGGCAGTTCGTGCAGAGTGGCGGGAACCTGGTGAGCCAGATGGCGAATCGCCGCATGGGGCAGTATCAGGCGTCTGAGCAGGGGGCCGCCGAGCAGGCGGGCATCTGGGGCACGGCTGGCTCGATCCTCGGCGGCGCCGTTGCGGGGGTGGCCAGTTGGGGCAACCCGGCGGCGATCAGTGCCGGCATGACGCTCGGCGGGGTCGCTGGACAGTACGCGGGACGTGCCACGTATTAGGCCTCTAGCAGCCTCTAGGAGACACGAGGGGCAGGGAAAGTGTGCTATGCCCTGGCCAGACGATGACACGCTGGGCGCCTTCGGGAGTGCCTCGCAGGTGCCAAGCAATCAGTGGTTCGATGTCAACACCCAGACCGGACAGTGGGGCAGCCCCACGCCGACCATCGGGCAGGTGGCTGGGGGCCTGGAGCCGCCCATGACCACACCCCGCTCCATCCAGCGCGTGCAGCGCCAGGGTGAGATGGGCGGCCTGACGCCGCAGCCAGGCGTGTGGGAGAGCATTGCGCGGGGCGTCGGCATGGCCTCACCCATGGGGCGCCAGTATCTCCAGTACGCCGACCAGTCGCAGCAGCAAGCGCTCCAGAACCAGCTCGTGGCCCGGCGGCAGATGCTCCAGGACGAGCAGAACGAGCGCGCCGAGATCCGCGACGACTTCACCACGCTGGTCAAAGTGAGCGAGATCAAGTCGAAATCGCTGCGCAAGCTGTATACCGACCGGCTGGTCGCGGACATGCAAGCCAGGGGCAAGACGCTGCCGCCGGATTTTGTCGAGGCCTTCAAACACAGTGGCCAGGAGGAGGCCAAGGCCATGCTCCAGTTCTATGAGCCACTGCTGAAGGACCTCGGCCTGGATCCCGTGGCGTTTGCCGAGCTGGTGGCCGAAGGCGGCATCACCAACGTGGCGGGCGCCTTGGAGCTCGCCCAGCAGCTCAAGAAGCAGCGGGAAGGCGAGGCAGAAGGCGTCGCCATCGCCCAGCAGCGCCAGCAGCTCTTTGGCACGGGGACGCTGGGCGACGCGAGCGGGGTGACGCCGCCTGCCACCCCAACCGCGCCAGGGGCACCAACGAGCGCACCCGCGTCCACGACACCGCGCCAGCCCGTGGCCGCGCCCTCCACAGAGATCAGCACCGCTATTGACGAGGCCTCCCGCCTCTACCCCCAGGTGCGCAAAGAGCTGATTACGTCGATTGCGGCCAGTGAGTCACACTTTGACTCGAAGGCACAGTCCTCCGCCGGTGCCGGAGGACTGATGCAGCTCATGCCAGCGACGGCCAGGCAGATGGGCGTGGATGATCCCTTTGACGTGCAGCAAAATGTGCGCGGCGGGACACGCTACTTTGCCCAGATGCTGACCAAGTACAAGGGCAATGAGGCCCTGGCCCTGGCCGCGTACAATTGGGGGCCTGGCAACGTCGATAAGGTCGAAGGCGATCTCAGCAAGATGCCGGAGGAGACCCAGGCGTATGTGAAAACCACCCTGCAACGCGCCAGTGGGGGAGGCGGCACCGCGCCGGACATGCGCATGCAGGTGGCTGGGCCAGCGGCACCGGCGCCGACGGGCGGCTCGCGGCAGGAGCAGGCGCAGCTCACACGCTTGGACAAGCAGATCGAGGGCATGACGCAGTACATCAACGCCAACCTGGGCAGTGGCAAGGAGCGTACCAAGGGCTTTGTCAACGAACTGCAGCAGGAGCGCACGCGGCTCCTCCAGGAGCGCGACAAGCTGCTCGAGACGCCGCGGGCAGTGGAGCGCCAACGCCAAGAGCAGCCCCTGAAACTGGAGCAGCAGCGGGCGGGGGCGGAAGTCGCGCTCGAAGCGAAGGCGAATGAACCCATTGGGACTGACAATGCCCTCAAAATGAACCTGCCCCCGAGTACGAAATGGAAAGATGTCCCGAAAGATGTGCGCGTCCTGGAGAACCCCAGCCCGGGAGAACGCCAGAAGTTTAGCGACTACAAAGCCTCGCATGAGGGGATGGGGCGGGTGCTCACGATGCTCGATCAGCCAGGGGCACAGAAGATTGTCGGCACGCTCTTTAGCGAACCAGAGGCCTCCTTCAACCGGCGGGTCGGGGAATGGCTCTCGACGGTGACGCCCGAGCAACGGAAGTTTGTGGCGTCGCTGGCAGCGGAAATCTCCGAGATTCGGCATCAACTCTCTGGGGCTGCAGTGAGCCCGCAGGAATTCGCGGCCTTGAAACCGATGTTCCCCGATCCTGGCGATCCCGATGTGGCGACGGTCCGTGCCAAGCTGGAAGCTCTCAGGGAATGGCTCGTGCGCAAGCATGATGCCTACCGCGATCAGCTTGACCAGGTGAACATTCGCACGCCAAAGGCCCTGGAGAGGTCTGCCTCACCCCCACCAATCGATCCCAAGGCCCAGCAAGCGCTCGACATCCTTAAGCCGAAAGGAAAGTAACCCGTGGCGGATGTGCAACGACTGGTGCAGACGCAGGAATATCAGGCACGGACACCGGAGGAGCGCAGCCAGGTCATCACCATCTTTCAAGCCTCGTCCCCAGAAATACAAGACCAGATTCTTGCCGAACTGACGCCAGTCTCGCCAGGAAAATCCGTGTGGGGGATACTCGGACGTGCAGGCGGTCAGACGCCAGCGACCGGCGAGGCGCCCACTGGTGCTCCTGCGGATCTGGACACCGCCCTCCAGGCACAGCTCGAACCTGCCCAGAAGGGCATGCCTGGCGTCTTGCTCGGTGGGGCTGCCGGGCAGGTGGGCTCCATGCTGGGCACCACCGCAGCGCGGCTCGCCGCCCCGGTAGTTGGTCGCGCCGCGCAGGCGTTCCCCGTCATCGGGGAAGCCTTGGGATCCTTTGGGGCGCGCAAGGCCAACGTAGCAATGGGGGCTGAGGAACCGGGGACCATTGGCGATGTGCTGTCCGGGGCTGGTCCCGTGGCGACACGCGCTGCCGGCGCGCTTGTGAGACCTGCACTACGGCGACTCCCTGGGGCCTCGGCCACGCTGCATGAGGACATGGCCACGCGCCTGGAGGCCTTGCCTGAGCAGGTGTCGCCACCAACGCCATCGCAGCAGATCTATCAGGGGCTCGCCACCCATGGCAACCCCCCCATTCCTTCGCAGCCCTTACGAAGCACCGCTGAGGAACTCCTGAATGCCGAGATGCGCTTGCAACCCACCGCCCGCAATACGACCGTAGCGAACATGACACGGGAACTCGTCGATTTGTCGGAACAGTACGGCGATCACATCCCGATGGACGTGCTCTATGCCCATCAGCAGCGCGTAGGCGAGATGCTCCGGAGCGCGAGCCGCCAGGGCGGGACAGAAGAAACGGCCTTGCGCCGGCTCTATGGGAGTTTTCACCGGAGTCTCGAAGAGGGAGCAAACCAGGGCGTGCCAGGCGCCAAGGCCCTCCAGGCCGCCATCCGCGCCTCACGGCAGGAGCATGCCGCCCAGACGCTGGAGGGCATGCTGCAGCCAGGTCGTGGGGGGCCAGCGGCACGCCAGGGTGATGCGTTGACAGAGGTGAAGGGAGCACAACTCCTGAATACATTTGAGCGGCTCGTGGCAGAGGATGACGTCTTTCGCGGCTCGTTTACACCCGACCAGCTGACCGAGATCCGCACCTTGTTCCGTGAAGCCGCCGAGTTGCCGAAGCTGCCGGCACCGCCTGGGGTGGCCATCGGCTCCGGACTGGCGCTCGGCCGTGGTGGCCTGGCCTATGCACTCGGCTCGCAGCTCGGCGGTCCGGAAGTCGGCGCGGTCGCGGGGGGACTCGCGGCTGCCGCACCGGGCATCATGGCGAAAGGGTTGATGACAGAGCAGGGCAGACAGTTACTCAGGGCTGCGTTGCAGTCCGAGCGGGGGATTGACGCCGCCGTCCTGGGCGCGTTGCAGGCCGCCACGCGCCAGACGGTCCTCCAGGACACCGCGCCAGGCACAGTCCAGGCACGCTAAGGTGTCCTTACTACCCAAGGGCCAGCGCAACCCCGCACACTCCCCCGAAGCTGGCGAGCAGCACGCCCCAGACCTTGAGCGAGGTCAGGCCGGGATGGCGTGCTTCCCAGGCCCGGCGTGCCGTGCGGCGCGCCTGCCGCCGTGACGCGGCGAGAAGGTGATACGCGCGTCCCTCAGCGCTGGCGTCACAGCGGTAACGGGCGTCGAGCCAGCTGTAGAGACCGAGAAGCATAGCCAGAAAGGCCAGTGTCGTCAATGAGAAAGACATCCTTACGTCCCCTTACACGCAATCACCATCGCGCGCGTCGTGGTGGTGCCGCCGCCGACAAACTGCGGCGAGCCGGCGACGGCGAAGCCCTGCTCGCCGGCGCTGGTGAAGACATCGTAGCCGCGCGCGCCACAGATCTCGGACGCACGTTGAAAACACGTGGCCCAGGACAGCCAGGCGCCCGAGCACTCGATCGTATGACCCGCTCGGCCGTCGGGCGTGTAGACGTCGCGCGTCTTCGTACAGCCAGTCAGCGCGAGCGCGAGCACGAGGAGCAGGAGGCGACTCGTTGGGTGGTGCATGGCAGGCCTCCTACGCCACGGGAAAGATGCGGTCGAGTTTTTCGTCGAGACGGTCGAGCGTCCGCACAATGCGCATGATCAGCGTCGTGTTCTGCGTGTTCACCACGGCCTGCTGGGCATTGACGGTACTCTGCTGTTGGAGGAGCACCTTGATATCGTGCATCGTTTCTTCGAGACGGCGATTGGTGAGGGCTTGCTGGTCGTTGAGACGGTCCTGATGCGTGGCAATGGCCGTGAGGGAGCGTATGATGCTGTCGTATTAGCTGAGGTCCATGGCATTCTCCCTAATCGAATGAGGGCGATGGGGCTTGCTGCATGAGGGGCATCAACGTGCGCGGGCTAAGCGGCAGCAGGAGGCAACGGGTACGCGCGTGCATGGCGGGCCTCCTAGCCCTGGGACGGTCGGCGGACCGCGGCCAGGATCGCCTGCGTGGTGGCCTGGGCATCGGCGGCGTATTTGGCGGTTTCGAGGCGCACGCGGCGCGTCAGCAGCCAGCCGAGCGTGAGACACGCCCCGGTCAAGGAGAGCCCGGCAAGGACCGAGCCAAGGATCAGGAAGAGGAGCTGGGAGATGGTCAGCAGTGGGGTATCCATACAACCTCCCGATAGGTTGAGTGTTGGGGCGTGTTGCCATCGGGGGCAACGCGCGGTCCGTCGACCGCCGCCCCAACGACAACACAGTATAGCATACGTATCGGCACAACCGGCCGCACACTTTAGCAGAAAGACACCGCTATGCCTCTGCCCCGTGTCTACCGCGTGATCCAGGATAGTCTCGGGAACGTCGTCCCCCAGGTCCTCTGCTCCGTCCTCAACCAGGGCACCGGCGTGCTGGCGACGCTGTGGCACAATGACGCGGGCACCATCCCGCTCTCGAACCCCATGACCTCGGACGCCACGTATGGCTCGTTCGGCTTTTACGTCGAGCCCGGCCAGTACGATTTCACGTTCACCAAGCCTGGCTACTCCTTCCAGCCCCAGCTGGACGTGCAGGTGCCGCAGGACGATCTCACGCTCGGCACCATGGCGCAGCAAAACGCCAGCGCGGTGGCGATTACGGGGGGACAGATTGTCGGCCTGTCCGCCCTCAACGTGCAAGGCGCCGTGGGCATCAATGTGGCGGCGGGCGGATATGCCCTGCATGTGGACGCCACGGTGGGCGGCGTGCGCCTCATCGGCCCCGTGGGCCTGGGGACGCTCCCGGATGCGGTCTATCTGCTCACGAGCGGGGCGGGCACGATCCAGATGGACGGTCGCCTCACGATGGGCGCTGGGAGCCTCTTTAGCGTCAATAATCGGCTGGCCCTGCGCTACCCCAAGGACACGGAGGATTGTCTCGTGCTCGTGCCGACGGGCTCTGACGCGGGTGGGGGCAGTGCCATCCTGTTCCGCAATGTGGCGGGCACGATTATCGGCTCCATTAGTACGAACGCCAGCGCCACCGCCTACAACACCTCCTCCGACGAGCGCCTCAAACACGCCATCGCCACGCTCACCGGCGCGCTGGAACGCGTGCGGGCGCTGCGGCCCGTGGCGTTTCGGTGGAACGCCGACGACAGCCCTGGCGTGGGCTTCCTCGCCCATGAGCTGCACGGGCAGATGCCTGAAGCGGTCAGTGGCGAGCCGGACGCCGTGCACGACGACGGCAGCGTGAAGCCGCAACAGGTGGACCATAGTAAGGTCGTGCCATATCTGGTGGCAGCCGTGCAGGCGCTGCTGGCGCGGGTCGAAATCCTGGAGGCGCATCTCTCGGCACTCCAGGCGCAACTGACACCTTAGAAAGGATTGGGGGTTTAACGTTGGAGCAGGCGCATCTGGGCCTGGTGGTCCTTGAGCATCTGGTGACTGATGTCCCGCATGGTGGCAATGGCCTGGGCGGCGACAAGGACGGCGAGGACACCCAGGACGACGTAGAACGCGACCTGGACGTAATCAGTCAACGACCCCGCCCTGAAGGGCGGAGCTTGTAGCTGGCTTACGCCAGCGCCAGCCGAAGCTGGCGAGGCTGCGCTACCATAGGCACGTTGACGAGTGCCCTGGCTCTGATGTTCAGAGCCCCAACATAGTCTGCGGGGGCAGCATACCCGCACTGTACACAGGAGAAGTCAGCTTGGCTCTTGCGATTGGCTCTGGCAATGTGGTGACACCGTGGACACTCCTGGCTGGTGTGTCTGGAATCAACCAGAAAGACGGGAATCCCCGCCATGCTGGCCTTGTACGTGAGGAATTGCCGGAGCTGGAAGAAGCCCCAATTGGCATGTCGTGCACGCTGCGAGCGACGGGCCTTAACCCGCTGTCGGATGCCCGTCAACTC